TACCTCTTGTGTTTTAAGCAAGAAAAGAATAACTCCAATTGTAGTCAAATACTACTCGATATTGAGATCAATGTGCTTCCTAGAAATCGAATCCGCGAAGATTCGTTGCCTTGAAAGCTCATTGAAATTTCACTGCGACAATGGCGGAGAGGTTTCTCCGCAATCTCACAGTAAGTGCACTGATGAGGTTTCTATACCCCAACGCACTGTTGCTTTATGTCGTGGTCTCTATCTCGTACTCTATCATCATAGATGTCCGTTTGAGATCCTTGATGAAATGCTAGATCAGGTTTCATCATATCTAGATGACTGTTTAAATGAAAAGATGTGGCTAAAGAGATGTAAATATCTCCTGACCTATCCTCTCGCACAGTATCTTAGAAACGACCTTCCTCCTCCCCCAGACAAGTCCTTTAAACCTGTCGGGCGACTGCGAAAATGGATGCAGTCAAGGCGGTTCTTCAATCGGAAGAACTCTCACCTTTGGTATTCCTGGTTTCAGGCTAAGCGTTCAACTCTGGCTCTTTCTGAGTCTGTTGTTGCTGACGCTTATACTGACCATCTTAAAATCCTTACATCCCCCGATCCTGGAGTTGATGAAGTCATCGATTCAATTTTCTCGAATACGACCTTCAATAATGTCCTCCATGATCTTCGAAAGAAAGTTAACAAGTCTTTCTCTGATCTTCCTCCTTTCCATAAGTTCTATCCCTCCGCTTCTGCTTGTTTTGAGGCCTCCCGCAAACAGGGGGGTCAGCACGGTTTCCTGTCGTGCCAGGTTGATCTTTCGACTCCAGCAGCTCATGTTGACAACAGTGAACTTTCGTCGATGTGTTATATTCATAAGAACTATGGGACAGGTCAAGGATCTGTAATCGAGAAAAGGGTTAAATATGGTCGAGACTCCTGGAATCTCCTTCCTAATCTTATCCAAGACCTTGATCCTCATCGTGTACTTAATTGTACAATTCAAGCCGTGCTCGAACCAAACAAGGTTCGTATTATCTCCAAAGGAGAGGCTGAGTATTATTATTCTCAGCGGCCCCTTCAAAGGGCTATGCATGACTCGATGAGGGATATGCCTCCTTTCCGCCTAATCGGAAGACCGTTTTCTCCTGTGGATATTCTCGACATTTCAAAGAGTCGGGGTCCTAATGATAAATGGTTTTCAATCGATTACTCTGCGGCGACTGACGGCCTGTCTTTCAAGTATAGTGGTCGGATTTTCGAAATGATTATCCGTGATCTTCCTGAAAATTCCAAGCTTCTAGCTCGTCAGGTATTAGGTTTTCACAACCTTTATTACCCTAATTTGGACGAGAACAAAGCTGAAATGGTTAATGGTATACTCACTCCTGTCCCCTTGGGGACCCCTATTTTCAAGGGGGTTCAGAAGAATGGCCAGTTGATGGGTAGTGTTCTTAGTTTTCCCATTTTATGCCTTGCTAACCTTGGTGTTTATCTGCATAATATGGCAGATCACCAGAAGCACTGGACGCATAAACAACGATTGGATCACGTTTTGATTAACGGTGATGATATGGTTTATTGTGCTCCTCCTGAGTTTTGGAATACTCATATTAAGATCGGCGAGTCCGTAGGACTCAAAATGAGCGTCGGTAAGGCTTATGTACATGATACATACTTAAATATTAATAGCACTTCCGTTCACTGTCCGCTTCGGACCGCTCAGCCCCACCCTTGGCAGATTAACTACCTTAACTCCGGATTGTTCTTCGGACAGCATAAGGTTCAGACAGATCGTAAAGAGTCTGTTATCGAGTCTGATGATAATGTAATCAAGACTCCTACCTATGCAGCCGAACATTCTCGGTTAAAGGCGGGTATTACTGAAAATATTAATTGGCTTTTATCTGGTACTGTGACCGGCGGCCAGAATTCACTCCTTCGACTCTTACTGCAATTTAAGAAAGATGAGATAAGACACGAATGTCTTTCTACTATTGATTCCAATCATGGTAGCATCCATACGCGCAATCTCTTTCTCCCTAAACACTTCGGTGGAATGGGCGTTGTTCCTCCTGTAGATTGGAGGTTTAGAGTAAGCACAACGAGTAAGAAGATTGCCAACCACCTCGTTGGTGACCAGAAGTACTCCGATACTCAATTCCCACTTCGTGGTTATGAGGTCGTTGAGGTAGATTGTAACGATCCTTCTCCCTGGGCTCGAGTAGTCAAAGAGGAGACCATGCCAGTCTTTAGTGACAAGGGATGGTTTAGCTTCAATAAGAGGCGTTTACAACTTGGTCATAATATTTATAGTAGCCTTCCAAACACCTTTCGCTTAAAGGGGCAAAGGGATAGTAGAGAGGGATGGTTTGCAACCACTATCCCTCCTAAGAAATGTTCCGACAGTTGGTCGGAGTATGTTTGTGAGCCGATGGCACACTACGCAGAGGGGATTAACTTCCATCTCTGTGGTTAGCGTCGGTTTATCAGATTGCGTTTCGTTGGTTTGTGTGGATTCGTCATAGGCGTCTCTGACTGCCGTAGTGACTGAGCCAGCCCCAACGAGATAAACAATTTGATTTGTTGTGACCTAAGCAAGTCGTTAAACTGCTATTGGGTCTTTCCCATAATCCTCCAAAACGGTGGTAGGCCCCCCTCGGTGGGGGTAACCCTTAATTGAACCGTACCAAGTTGTTACTTGGAATCCTTTTGCAAAAGCAACTAGAAATATCTATGAATAACAGGTCCAGTCTCGCGATCAGCGGATTGCTCTTGTCAACGCTCTGGAGAATAACGGTCTAAATGCCTGCTGTAAAGTCCCGCTTTAAATACGGGTATTCAGAATTTAGCTAACTGTAGCGGACAACAACTTTGAGTGTTAATCCGGTGCTTCCATACATTAGGTTCGAATTCCTTGTCTCGACGTAGAGTCTAGAGACTGCACGGAGGACGTCTGAGAAACGTCGGTGAGAGTGTGTTCCTGCCCGTAAGGGAGGTGGGACTACTCTTCGTTAATTCTCTGTACCAGGGACTGATGAACAGTCCGCCCAGTTTCAGGCGTATCCAATACAATGAACAAACAACAAACCAAACAGCTCCTTCCAACACAAAACTCAGTTTCTCGCCGTAGCCGAAGAAACTTCCAACGTCAGGCTCGTTCTATACAGCCTCTTCCTGTTCTCGCTCCTAGAGCTCGGATCGTTCTTCAAAGAACGAATCCTCTTCCTCGCCCTCGCCGACTTGACCAAGATCAGGTCGGTGCCGTAGTCAAAACTCGACTTACGCGCCTGGGTATGTCTGATATCCGAAGTCACCGTCTTTCATGGGTGATTGGATATACTTTCGTGGGGAATGGAACGAATGGTACCGCAAACTCTGTCTACTTCCAGACTGCATCTTCCACCTATTTGATTACTGCACAAGGTAACAACTCCAGTGGTCAAGTACCTATTGCAGCCTGTGATACAGATCTCGGGGCAACCTATGCCGCCGATATTGAGAAACACTTTGCAAGAAAAGTGATCAAAAGAATGTGGATTCATGTTGATTCACTCCAGCCGTCTACATCAAACAATATGATGTGCGTTCTGGGTGTTTCTCGCGGACCTGGTGGTATGGCTTATTCTGTGCCTGCCGCCCTCGCTACTGCTTCAGTGACCAGCAATACCGTTAATCAGGTATCGTCAATGTCAAAATCCATCCCAGTTGATTCCTGGGAGCATAAGACTCTCGATATTACGGAGTTTATTGCAGGTGGATCTGGTCCAAGGCAGAACGAGTTCGAAATCCAGGGAGCTCCAGGAACTGGTGGCGGTGCCATTTATGTTAATGGCGCCGGTAATCCTCCCGACCTTGATGGTGACAGTTTAATTCCTGCTTGTTTTGCTATAGCTGGTAATAATACCACTATGACATTACAGAATACCAAGGTCCACCAGATTTCCATAGAACAAGAGATTGATCTCCTCGACTACGTTGGTGGGATGTCGGCTGCTAAGCCAATTGAGTAAAGAGGACTTGTCCCCCTCTTTCGTGGGTATGCGCGCTTATTAAGATTCGAAAGTCC